TAAAACTTTATCACCCTCGAAACCTGAGGCATTGATAGAATTGATCCAATATTTTAATTTAGACCAATCATAATTAGTAGAACATCCTATAATCAAATCACGCACAATCATTCTCCTTAATTTATCATATATTCTTTATATATCTTTTAAACCTCTGAACTTTTTGTCCTGGTGTATCTTCTATATATTTTCTTGTGGTTTCGGGTCTGCCCCATTCTCCTGCACCAGCTTTCGAAACAAATTCTTGTTGTTCATTTACATCACCAATTCTTTGCACTGAACCATCTGATTTTGCAAAGTAGGCTTCAAATTTTACATCTTTAAAATCTTTTTTCAAACGTAAAAATTCTTTTAGATTCGCAAGACTATCATCGAACAAACGAACGTGAGAAAATTTACCTTGTTTTAAGTAATTATAAATTATAACATACTTAGCATGAGCTGGCGACAATTTTGTTAATTTACCAGCACGTTCAACTCTTACCTTATCAATATCAAAACCATATTGACGAAATGTATCTAAAAATGTTTCTTTATCATCGAAATCATTACGAGCAGTCAAAATAATCATTTGACTACCGGGTTTATTTACTACATTACGTAAAATAGCTTTCGCTTTAGAGAACATCTTAGTAATTGGTTTCGATTCTTCTTTAAATTTTTTAGCGTCACGAAACTGGCGATAATCGAATTCTTCACCTTTTTTTAATTGATATGTATTGAATTCCTGATTATTTAATTCACGAACAACTTTACCATTTTTTTTAACGGCAATTTTTGCCGTAGTATGAAAGAGAGTATCATCAATATCAAATATGGTTAATCCTGAACCTGTTTTTGAAGAAGAATCTTTTTCTTCATTCATACTCTTAAACATTTGTATTCTAGCTTCTTGTTTGCTCACCCACTCATTAGATGGTTTACCCTCACCTTTGTAATATGCAAGAGGTCGTTGAGTTTTTTTCGAAACTAAAGCCCAACGACCATTTACTTGTTTTAACATTAAGCAGCCTTTGGTAAATTTTTATCTTGATAGTCTTTGATTGCTGCTTTAATAGCATCTTCGGCTAAGATTGAACAATGTATCTTAACTGGTGGTAGAGCCAACTCTTCCGCAATCTCGGTGTTTTTAATTGCACCTGCTTCTTCAAGCGTTTTTCCTTTGACCCACTCTGTGACGAGCGACGAGCTCGCAATCGCACTCCCGCAGCCATATGTTTTAAATTTCGCATCTGTAATAATTCCTTCTTCTACTTTTATCTGCAATTTCAAAACATCACCGCAAGCTGGAGCACCTACTAATCCTGTGCCGACACTTTCATCACCGACATCAAACTTACCTACATTTCTTGGATTTTCGTAATGATCTAATACTTGAGTTGAATAAGCCATTTTAACCTCTTGTTAATTTAAGTATCTTTTGTATTTGATCTTCGACTAATTTTTTTCTGTTTGGCCAATATATGTATTCTTTATCGGCCGTTTGTAAAAGTTTTGTAAAGAAAGGTAAAACCAATTTCTCGACTTGTTGTAATCTAACTTGAAACTCTTCTACGGTGTCAGCCTTCTCATTGATTACTGCATTATACTCTTCTTCAGAGACAGCAGAGAAACCAAAGTCATCATCTCCGTATTCTTGTAATATTTTATTTAAATCGTATGCCATTATTTGCTCCAATTTTTTGCAGCATTAAAATTAGTTTGGCTAAACTCTAGTCGATCAACTAACTTCAATGCACCACCACTTATCCTATCTACTGCCACAAACCCTTCGGGACCAGTAACTCTATAACCATCTTCTGTTCTAACAAAGGTATCTACTGAAGATTTAATTGATTCTAATTTTCTTATTATCATTAACTTAGCATCAACTATTAGATTCATTAAATCAAAAATAGATTTTAATTGATTAGAACTACCTCTATAGAATCTCATCACTTCATTTTTTTCAGCAATTCTTTTCTTCTTTGTATCTTCTTTCTTTGCAGAAATTATTTCTTTATTTAACTTATCTTCAATATATTTAATTAGTTCTGATACATGTTGGCCGGTATTCGTTACCTTTTGACCTGATCTTATTTTGGTATTATTAAATGTTTTAATTTGTTCTTTAAATATTCCAGAAGATATTCTATTTAATACGACAGGATTTATGGTCTGAAAGACTTTGCCAGCCTGCGACAATAAAGATGTTACTGCTTGTGTTTCTTTATCAGTAAAAGTTGCAGTACCAGATGCATCAACAAAAGATGCATCACGAAACCAGACATCTTTAGTTTGTGTTAGATTTCCAATGTCAATATTAAAAGAAGCCTTCAACGTGTCTATAGTTCTTCCAGAATAAGATGTATGAAAAACTATTCCTAGTTGAGCGGCTAACATTTTTTTAGCCATAACTGAATCGATTGGCACTGCATACACGATTGTATTTGGTTGAAACTTTATATACTTTTGTCCGTCAATAGTATCGGTTTCTATATCACCTTTAGTGAATAATAAATCACCTTGTAGTATACCTTTAATACCAAGTTTTGGTAAGAAAGCTAAAGCTATTTTTAATTTCTCATTTAGTCCACCACCAGGATGATTTCTATCAATATCATCATCGGTGTAATTTAATTTACCATCTTTGTTGAAAACAGATTTTGTTCCAACAAAAAACTTTCCGTTTTCAGGATTTATTCCACAGATAACAGCAGGAGCTCCATCCCATTTTGTTGTAACATTTACTTTTGATTGAGAATGACCCGCCAACATATCTCTTAACGATCTTAGAAAATCAATCGATTGTCGAGTGCCATTTACACCAAAATTAAATATATTATCTTCTAGGTGTTCTAGGTGTAAATTGGCACCTTCGTTTTTGGCTTCTGTTAAAAAATCTAAAAATTTCATTAGTATAACTTTCCGAATGGTCCGAATTCACGTCCTTTTTTTTGCGCTAGAAAACTCATATCAGTAAAAAGATCATCCATTTTTTCTTTAGGTAAACTTGTTACATGCATTAAAAAATTTACTTGCATCAATTTTGATGTTGCGATATGAGGTTCTAATGTAAATACTTTTTGCATATTTTTTACAAACTCTTCTGCATTTTTACAACTACCAACATCTACACCATGCGTTTTAATATGGTTGAAAGCATTTTTAGCATACTGGACAGATTCTTTGTCGTTAAATTCTTTTAAAGTTTGAGGATAATTTTTATATGTATTGACAAACTCTACTTTGTATTTTTTGAGGAGAGTAGCAAGTTTATCTAAAGGAGTTTTACCCAAACGAGCTTTAGATGCGCCAGAAGCAGTAGGTTCAAATTTTAAATTTGCTAATTCTGAAGTGGTATTAGGTTTAATTTGAAAATCAAAGTATTGTTTTTTACCATCTTCCATAGCTTCAACAACTACACGAGCATCTTGTGTTTCAAACTTTGTTCCTTCTTTTAAACCTAAAGGACATTTCATAGATTTCACATTAAAATTGTAATGTTTAACATCAGGAAATAAAGCTTCATCTAAATTAACCTCTTCATATTTTGCTTCTTTACCAGAAATTAATTTTAATGAAATGCCAACTAAAGTTCTTTGTTTGTATAAAGTACGCATCATAGCATTTAATTCTGCGATTGAAGCCATACCTTCTTTTTTCATAGCTTTAGTTACATCACTAATAATTTTAGATTCATTTTTTACACACCAAATATCAGCCGGATTCCATGAATCTTTTTTAGCAATTTTAAATTTCTGTGCAATCAATTTAGTAATGAAGTCCATGAAACCACCTTCACGGGTGAATTCTGTGAACTGTGTTCCAGAAAACTCTTGTAAAATTCTTTTTTGTTGTGCGTAATAGTTATCGATCCATTGTTTATTAATAGCAGGATAGATTTTAACTAACTCATGATATTCTTTATCTTTTACAATATCATCACTACTTTTATATTTTACATTGTCATTTAAAGCTCTACGAAATATCCAAGCCGAACCTTTTTCTTGCATTGCTGTTAGTTCAGCAGCTGAGTAATTTTTTGCCATAATTATGGTTGTCCTAATACTTTCATACTTGTTAATGGTCCACTATTGTGTTTGATTTGTATACCAAACATTCTTTTACCATCTGCATGAACACTCATTAAAGTTCCTCCACTTTTTTCAACATGAACTTTTTTAGCATCTTTCAAGGCGTGATAAGTTTCGTTGTCTGAAGGATCTTCTGTGTGGGCAGAAGCTTCTTTCTCATGACCTCCAGTTCCATGAGTTTTAACATAAGGTAAAGCGTGCGAGGTACTGGCTTTAATAAATGTTTTAAGTAAATGATTTTTCAAATCTTCACTTTTCATACTTGAATAATGGTCATGTAATTTATCTCTAACCGAATTATTTACTTTCGAAGCATGAGATAAAGCATCTGAATAGAGAGCATTATTCCTATACGATGATGTACCTTTTTTACCAGCGACTTGTTCAGCAGCTTTAGTAGAAACACTATTTAACTTTTTCTTTTTTATGAAATCCGCATTTTGTTTTTTAACATCACTATCTAAATCCACTCCCAATTCTTTACCTATTGTTCCTGTTCCCCCATTATGGAATCCTATCTTTTTTGAGGAGGAAGATTTTAAAGAAGCACCGACAAATCCATGTTGAGCATCTTTAGGTTTATTATGAAAATGAACAACAACATCCGAAGGATTCTCTTGTTGTGTGGCTTTTATACCAGTGTGTTTTTCTATGTCACCAGGTTTAGCTGTTAAATGTACAGCCTTTACTCCAGAATATCCTTTAGCCTTATTATGTTCAACAAAAGAATTAACTTGAGCCATTGCTCTGTCATTCTGTCGTCTTGCTTCTAATGGATCGTGATTATCTAATTGTTCTTTATGGTGAAATGCAGCTTTCTTGTGTTCATCGTCAATCCATTTTTGTCCATTTGCGTGATAAGCAAACATTGCTTCGTTAAAAGCGCCTCTATGAATATTGACGGCAGCTGCCGAAACTTCTACAAGAAATGATTCTTGAATTTTTTTATCTGTTGGATGAATGTCATGTTCATGTTTTAGTTTTCCAATTATATGTTCCGGTGTATAATTATAAAATGTATGAGCAACTTCACCATACTTATTTTTAACATGATGATAATCACCCTTCTTGTGGAGAGTATACTTACCTTTCACCGAATGGTGTAATTCTTGATTACTACTCTCTTTATCTTTATTCTCTAGTAGAAAAACATTGAAACTTTTCATAAGTTCTCCAAGTGTAATCCACTATTTATAATTAACGGATAATGTCAATCTCTTTTTCTCCTGTCCAGACCTCGATTTCTGTTCTAAGTCTATTTTCAGACTTTAAGGTTTCAAATCTGTTAATGGCCTTCTTTCTCCACCACTCAATTATGTTTTTCAAATGAAACTTTTCATAGTTTTCCCCTTGTTTTAAGACTGTTTCTTTTCCATTAACAAAGTCAACCATGTTACTAAATCCATAATCTGACACATAGTAACGTTTCTGTTCGTTCAAATTCTTTGCATTTTCTATGGTCTTTTTAAACTTGGCACCTTCTGGTGTACCTTTCAATGCAACATTGATGTGTGACACCATGGCGTTTGATATCTTTAGTTTACGACTAGATGCGCCTTCTGGTGCAAGTGGTTCACCAATAATTTCTTCCATATATTCTTTTAGGTCGGTGTATGTTTTACCATGCAACATAGGAAGAAAATCACTATCAGTCAAACCCTTATATCGAATATAAGGTTTCATACCATCATATTGTGATACTGCTTTAGTTGAGCCGTATAAACTTGTTGTCTCAAACAAACAAGTTGTCATGTTATATTTCTTGTTCAACATTTCACGTACTTCATGTGTAGTACAAATTGCAGCCATGAGTTTACCACCAAGGTAATTATAACCAAATGGTTGTGCAGGTACAATAACAAAACCCATAATAGCACATCGATTAAACAACTGTGCGCCGCCTTCAGTTTGAGTAAACACTTGACCCAACATTTCATTTCTAGGTTTACAATTAATTACTGGTGAACCTAGTCTAATAAAACCACACCATTTATTTGTTGTGGTTTCTAATACAGCCAACCTCAAACAACGACCAGGGATACTTGTCATATTTGAGTGAGAAGAAATCATGTTCAAATAAATGTCCCACTTTTCTTGTGAAAGTTCCACAACTTCAAAGTTCATTTTTTCTGGTGAAACGGTGAAGTCGGAGAACAAATCATCTTCAGGTCCCATACCAAAAAGTGTCGGCGATCTCTCTGACATAGATGACAACTTTTGTTCACGCATATATTCGTCTATTCTTTCAAACCTATCGAAATAGTTTGAGAATACATTTGCACAATAAATTGCTTGGTCTTTATTCAAACTCATACTTTAATTCCACCGAAATTTTTATTAAATTTACTCTCACGATTACCAAACGTATTTAATGGAGGAGTATCATTTGTTTGTCCTGAATCTGAAATATCATTCTGTGCATCAGGTTCAGCATCATACAGCTTCATCTTAGCTCTATCAATACCAACAACAAATCGTTTGAAATGATTTGGATCACCATAACGATTCTTCAATTGTTTCACCATAATTTGATTCAACTGTTCGAGTTCTTCAGTACTGACCAAAGCAAACATAAAGTCTGCTGTTGCTGGTAGACCAAAAGATTCTGAAGTATCTTCTAGACCCGGATCAGTATTTGTAAAACCACTTCTAGTTGTTTGTGTAGCAGAAAAAACAGGCACAGAAAATTCAACTGCAAGACCACGAAGTTCTTCTGCAATAGCTTTGATATAAGAATAACTATTTACGTTTGCGCCAGGCTTAATACGAGATGAAGAACAAATATTCAGATAATCAATGAACACAATATCTGGTTTGAAATTCTTTTTCAATTGTAACTCATTCAACAAAGCTCTGAAATGAAGTGCTGATGCTGATGCAGTTGGATATTCTTTGATGATTAATTTACCATTTAGTTTAGTTTTTAAATGATTGAACTTTCGCCCATAATCTTCTTTGGTTAAAGTGTACAACTCATTCAGGTCTACGTTTAAAAGATTTGCATCTATACGTTCTGCAATCTTTTCTTCAGCCATTTCAAGTGTAATATACAAAACATTTTTACCTTGTGATAGACAAGAAGCTGCAACGTGACACATAAACAAAGATTTACCAACACCTGTACCTGCAAGTGCGATATTCAAAGTTTTAATTGGAATACCACCTTTTGTGATCTTGTTAAAGATATCGAGGTCGAATTGAATTCGTGTTTCTTGTTTGTGATAGAAATCATATCGTGCATCAAAATCATTTACATAATCGTGACCAATATGATTATCGAAAGACACCGCCAGTGCATCACTTAGAAGTTTAGGTATCTCGCCTTTAGATTTCTTATCTTCGCCGTTCTGGTCTAGAATACTGACCGAATTCATGATTGCATTATAGATTGCTTTATCTTGACAAAACTTTTCTGTTTGGTCAATCAGCCAATCCATTTCTGAACTTTCATTCTTATTCGAATTGAGTTCACGCAGCAAATCAACACAACCATTCACTTCGATTTGTGTTAGTCTTTTAGATTCAGTAAAATCAATGAGTAGTGATTCGTAGGTAGGAGGAGTTTTATATTCTTCAATGAATCTCTTTACTTCGTTGAAGAATTTTTTATGTACGTTATCAGAAAAATATTCGTGCTTTATGAAAGGGAATACTTTGCGGGTATACTCTTCATTGAAGATCAAATTCTTCAGAATTACGGTTTCTAACTGTTTCAAGATTTTTTGCCTTTACTAGAATATAGTCCTGTAGGATATCACCTAACATTATAACAAATTCTTGATCGTCTGTCAACTGTTCTAAGGCAAATGTTGAAGAATCTATGACATGGTAATTGAATTTTAACCTCGCAAAACCCTCATCTTCAAAGAATTGGGTTTGCGAGTATGTTACGGTGACGTTTTGATATTTACCATCAAGTATGGTAAAATAGGTATTTTCATCCCTATAATCTATAGAATACTTAGGACTCTGTTGTTTCTTTATCCATGGGAATATCTTGCATAATATTTCCATAAGCAATTTCATAACGCTTCCTTACATATTCTTTAAATTTTTCATTAGTTAAAATATCACTCCAAAATTCTTTTGTTTGTGTATCATCAAATCGAACTTTGTTTAATACTTCACCAGTATCTTGGTCAACTTTTGCATACCAACCATTTGCAGGTTTAACAACAAAACTTCCCTCTAATGCAATATCTAGTAGACCAGAATATTTCTGGATACCACCATCGAAAGATACTGTAATAGGAATCTTAGACTTCTCACGAACATATCTGGACTTTTCAATGTTGATGATAAAATTATAACCGGTAATTTCTGTTCCGGTTTTTTCTTGTTGACGACCAAGAATCCAAATTGTATCGGCTGAGTAATAAGAACCTGTACCACCACCGACGATATCTTTCGGAAACATACCAATTTCTTTATACGTATGATTAACAACAATCATTGGTATATCTTTAATTGTTAAATGTGGTGTAATCATTCTAAACAATGATTTCATTTGTTTAGCTCTAGTCATATCAGCAACAGACTTACCTTCAAGAGAATCTTCGATCTCTTTCTTTGATGCTAAGTTACCAATAGAATCTAGAATAATAATTACACGTTCACCTTTTGAGATGTTTTGCATCTGATTCATGATATCATGTTTTAATTCTTCAACATCTGTGATTGGTGTATGAAGAACTCTATCAGTATCAATACCAAATGTATCAAAGTATTTTTGAGGAGTACCAAACTCAGAATCGTAAAACAAAACAACAGCATCACTATACTTTCTCAAATAAGCTGAAGCCATTAAAAGAGCAAAGGCTGTTTTAAAATGTTTTGATGGTCCAGCAAACATAGTTAAACCTGGCGTCAAGCCACCATCTAATGAACCTGATAGTGCAACATTCACCATAGGTACATCAGTTTGAATCATATCTTTTTCTGTAAAGAATTCGGACTTAGCAAGTATCGATGTTTCTTTGATAGTCGAACTCTTTTTTAATTTTTCCAATAAACTCATTGTATTTCTCCAATATTAGCAATCTTTGATTTAGGTATTAATTCTGAATCTTCTCTCGCAAACAATTCTACACTAGGTGCTGTAGAGTTGTCAACCTTTTTTTTCTTAGGTATCTTTTTGATTTCCTCTGGTTCCTTTTTATCTTTTAGTTTTCTATATGATTGATTTGAAGCAATTAAAAGTAGAACCGCCAGTGGGTCAAAAACAATAATGATGATGAGTATTACGAAACGTACAGCTTTATCTATAAAATTTGGATCATCTTTTGTGTATAAAGCCTCGGCAATATACTTAATTGGGCCTATTTCTGCCGTTAATTTATTTTCTTCTGTTAATAAAGGCAATTTTTTATCATTGATTTCCTTTAATTCTTGTTGACTTTCTTGTATCTGTTTGTCTATTTTTCTAGATGCTGTTGCTGGATCACCCGCTCTTTTCAATAGATATTCTAATCTTTCTTTTACTATCTTCTCTTGTTGTTCTAGTGTTTTTATTTGAACACTATTCGCACCCACAATTATATTCGTTTCTAAATGTGCCTTTGAAAGATAACCAAAAATACCCATCGA